GTCATCATCCATGATTGATTCAATACACCAATATGTTCATACGGAACTTCTCCCATTTGACACCTTGGCGTACATACTTCACTCAATGGTATAGTGACATCTGGAGCTTCCAACTCACTTGTTACATTGCATAATTCATACACAACTTCACGAGTGACCAGTGCTGAAAATCCCATGTCATTTGTGCCTCCGGCAGTACCAGCTACATGTATTCCTACAATGCAACCATTAATGCCTTCATTTGCACATATGACAGGGGATCCACACTGGCCTTCTCGTGTTGTTGCAAAATAAACATGCCCTTTCACAAGTTTTATGTCTTTTGCTCCACCAGGCACATGATATGTTAATGGTTGATCTTCTGGATCAAAGATCTCCTCAAGTGCCAAACCACGGGCTTGAATACGTGTGGTATTGATTCCAACGTGTTGCAGCACAAACTCTCCTCTCCTCGTCTTTGTCAACTCATTCTCAAGTACGAATAACATTCGCACATCAGGACGACTTGGCAATAGACGAGAAGCAATTGAGTATACTGCAATATCCGTTTCCTCCATAGCACACACATTATCCTCATCAAACATTTCTGCAAAAACTCCAACTTCCTTATTGGAAAACACAACCTTTTCACCATTTTCAAGATGTTCTAGAAAATGCAATGGCAATAGGCAAGTCTTCCCAACAAGGAAAAGAGCATTCACAGACTTGTTTGTCCGTTCGCAAGTGACCAAAAATTGGTTCTTCTTCAAAAGTTTACTCAATGCATCCTCAATATTTTTCCCATATTCAGCATGCAATTTTCTACTTCGAGTCTTGAACCTCTTACTGATCACTTTTGTCATACGGGGACCATCTCTCTCATACATAGACTGAGCTTCAACAATCCTTTCCACAGGTGTTACTTCTACTTCTTTCTTATCACTCCTTGTCAACATCCACACAGACAGCGATCCAACAACGGCACCCACAACTATTGAAGTTGCATTTCTCTTCACAAAGGATAAAGTCTTACTTGCATAAGACTTAACTCCATTGATCAGATCCTCACACGTTCCAATAGTTTGATGTGGGCAAGTTTCGTTGTTATACCACTGCTTGAGTTTATGCCAACTCCGAGTAACAAAACTAGCAGCCTGACACTTAACACACTCAAGATTGAGAGCATCACTTGGCAGACCATCCGTCATAGCCAGACTAGTCATTAGAATTCCTTTCATTCGCCTCAGCTTTGCTGAATTTGGTGTTTCACCATCCTCATCCAACAAAGCATCAACTTGTGAAAGGAATCCCAATGCCTGAATCCGACTAAACGGACTTTGGAAACGCGTAATAAGCTGTCTCTCACAACTTATCCGCTCATAATCTCCCATCTGTGCCAGGATGTTCTCCCGAGCACGAATCTTCATCTCATCAATGTACCGAGTACCTTGCCTCACATTTTGCACATACGCATCCAATAGAATTTCACATAATTCTTCATACGATATCCACGCGGACATCGGATCATGATTCATGTTATTTTCCAATTGGAATAAGTATATGTCAGTGTGAAGCAATTTCTCAGTACCAAAGACTCGACGAATCTTCTCCTTGTCAAGTATAGCAGATGGAATTCTCCCAGTTCCATACTTATGACTCATCTTCACAAACTCAGGTTTGGCTTTCACTCTCACCACGAAATCCCTCCTCCGAAGCACTGCTTCAGGGTTGTTCATTTCTCGTAGATCAGGATCTGCCAAATTTGAGGTAATAAAGACAAGTTCAGAACGAAACCGAGCACTCTTCTTCTCTTCTAACTCAGCAACGTGAAGAGGGAAAGGCATGATATTGGAGCATTGGATTATCTCTCCAACTTGACTACATTTATCATTGCCCGGAATCTTTGCTGAGAAATCATCATAGATGACCACCTTGTGATTTGGATTGTATCCATCCCAGAAGTCAGTTTCCACATTCCGACAAAATATATATTTAAATACTTTGTCGGGATCTGTACACTGACCACTCTTTGTCAACAAATCCACACACAAGAAGTTCACCAATGTTGATTTCCCAACACTTGTCTCTCCATACAACCATATGACTAGAGGTGGAACTCGGGGACTATCAAGAAATTCAGATTGAGCTCTATACGCATCCATTTTCTCCGCTTTCATGAACACTTCAAGAAAAGTATTCCACAAAGTTGGAGGTAATTTCAACATAGAAAGATCCCTCTTAAATTTCCGTCCTTTCTCCAAGAGTTCCTGACACAAAGTACGTTTCCCTTCATCCAAAACATGTCCAGTTGATTTAAATTCATCATGTAGCTCATAGACTTGTGAAATCCATGGGCTTAATGACTCATCCACATTCAACAATTCTTTCATTCCAGATGTTACTCCAGTAATTCTCTCTTCAAACCATTCATACGCATATTTAAAAGCCTTGACACACACTTTGATTGCTCCATCACATCCAGTGACTGCACGCGCAGCATTACCAAAATCACCAAATGATCTCATGAAACTCTTTGAATCACTCTGATTTGGTAACACTTTGAAATACAGCATGGACATGATACAAAAGATTAGTGACACAATTGGAGAATAGTCACCTGTCATCTGAGCCACAACTTGAGGGTTCTGTGATCGTAATAGCGAACCTTGCACTCCCAGTACTTTCTGTACTAGAATTGCCACAGTTGTGGTTTCCCATCCACACAAGACAAATAAATCCAAAAGATGATGAACATAGCTCACCTCATTCATGCCACCAGCTGCCAAATGCAACAAAAATGAAATCACTCCGTACACACGGCGCACAACTTCACTTTCAACATTCAACAAACTCAGATATTCCCAGATACCATTGAGCACACTACAAATTTCACTCACCAAGGGTCCAGTCGAAAACATAGAAATATCAATCATTCCCATTTGAGCGATCAGAGTAATGTCTTTTAGCATCACACGCATATGTATAGCAATGTCATCCAAACACCATGCGTCCCATTCTTGAAGCACTTCATCTGCACACACAGGTTCATTCAAGTCAAACAACACATTCACAGTTGGTAATCCATTCACACAATTAGCATAAAAATTTTTCATTTGAACATTCATTCCATTTACAACAATGCCAGGAATCTGCTCTGACCAATCCACAACAACTGACTTATTATACTGTGAAGTATAATAAGCAACCACTTGTTGTGGGTTGACAGACCAAATCTTGGCCTCAGATATACTGGGTTCAATTTCAAACATCCAATCATCTGCACAAGGAATTAATCCAACATGAGACATAAAAGAATGTCCAGTCGGCATCCAGACAGGGGTTGATCCAATAGCTATTTCTCTCATGATTCAAATACTCTCTTCCAAGGAATTTTATTTCAAAACTCAACAAATCAAGACGCACAAAAGTACGCAGTGAATAGAATTTTCTGAGAATCAAGGACCTTCAAAAAGACCACTCGTCTACTAAGGTATCCGTCAATGCCGGAATCCCACGTTCGCACGAGTAGAGTTTTAGAAAGCGTGTACGCAATGCGTAAACGCCTT